CAAACCTCTTTGAGACTGTGCAAGATATTCACTTAAACTTGGATTAGCCATGTTTATAATCTCCTATAGTTTGTTTTGTTTATCCTAATAGTTCCCTAGGAACACCGTCGGTGTTACCAGTTTCTATTTGGTGTTGCATTCTTCTGAGTTCTGAGTAAGAAAGTTCAGCTAGTTGAGCTGGTGTATCAGCCACAGCAGATTTTTGTATAGGTGTAGAGTCATCTACTCCTAGACTATTTACTGTTTTTGGAGCTTGTAATCCAGTCTCTTCTCTGAATCCCATTTTTCTTAATCTAGCCTCAGATTCATTTTGAACTGCTTTTTGCATACTAGCCTCTGAATCAGCAAGTTGCTTTTTCAAAGATTCTATCTGCTTTTGCATTTTCTCCATGTCATCATCGTCATCGTCATCCATTCCCTTCTCTTCTACAGGTTCGTCAGATGCATCGTCATCATCATCCTCTTTGTACATTCCCTTCTCTTTCTCATCTTCATCATCGCCATGCTCTTTATGCATACCTTTTTCCTTCTCTTCTTCATCATCACCATGATATGCAGCTTGGATTGTGTTTTGCTGGTCTTCTATTTTTGAAGATATGCCAGCAGCTGATTCAGAATCATCAGCATTTTGTGGGGTACCACCTGATGGTTTTGCCTTTCTTTCGTCTCCACTAACATCAGCTCCAGCATAACTGTCACCGGCACTAGCTTTCAACATAGCAACAACTTCAGTGGCAACTGATTTAACGAGTTCTGATTGGGCTTTTTCCATTGCCTTCTCGTTTTCCTCAGCTTCTTCCTCTTCCTCTTCCTTAGCCAATCTAATGTCCATTTTTTGTAGGACTTCGGCTACAGCAGCAAGAGCAAGGTTAGTTCCCTCCATTTGCTTCTCAAGTCTTTCTGAGATATCTGCCATAGTATTAAACCTCCTATGTTTATTGTTTTATTCCATTTAACATAAAAGGTTGGTCTTAGCCATCCGACCTTTTTAGAATGAAAATATAACGTTATATTTAAACGTTATTACATTATACTACGAAAAACTAAAAATCCTACTAAAACTAACTACTATTATAATATAAAAGTAATTATTCGTCCGCAGGTAACCCTTTTGAATCTAATTGAATCATTTCATTACGAAAATCATATAGAGGAACTTGTAAAAGTTTTTTGAGTTTATCACATTGATTTCCTTCGGGAAGGGATGCTTCTACTAAATCTAATACTTTTCCTACCATTTTAGAATGTCGGGCTATAATATATTCTTGTGTGGGTGTTATTTTACTTACATCTACCATTTTATTCTCCTAGCTAAACTGAAACTTGTTTTCTAATCCTATACCTAATTTTTTTAGAAAGTTTCTCTCTTTCTTGGTCAACGAGCTAACATATTCATCCCAAGCTTTTTGTAACCATGGGTTCCCTTCTCGTGGAGTATCTACAGTGTACCATCCCCTAGAAGCTCCATTCCATTGTACAACTCGTTTACTACCAAAATTTCTCCCATTAGGATATGATACAGGTCTAGATGACTGCCCTTTATATGCTCCCGTTTTAATTGGGGAACTATAAGTTCTATTATGGTCTTTAGGTTGTTGGACATACTCAGGCAATGGTCCATCATCTCCATCATGTACTTGTTTAGCATATGGAGCTGAATATTTAATATAAAACCCCTTACTATCGAATGAAATTGAACCTGATTTCCTCAACCCTCCTGTGTCGCCTTCTGGAACTAACTCCTGTGCTTTATCAAATACAGCATTACCTATAAGTTTGATGGTTAAGGCACTAAGTGCTTTTGCTCGTGCAGTACGATTTTTTGGCATAATATATTATTATACTGACGAGCCTTCTAAATCCGTCCACTTTTCAGGAATTTTATCAATAAATGTTCTCTTACTTGTATCGTACCTATTTAGATATATAACATCTCTACCCACATAACCATACCTTGGGTGCCAATAAGTAACTATTTGTTTTGGTTTAGTAGCCGCTTGTAATCTTTGTAAAGCAAACTCATCTGGACCTTTCATAGTTCCACATATATGTAACTCTCCAGTACCTATGTCTAACTCGTCAATACGATGGAAGTGTCCTATCATAACACTATCGAACTCTTGTTCTAAGTCTCCATCCATAGCATCTTCAATCTCTCTTTGCAAACTCTTTCTAAACTGAAAAACACTTCGTAGTTTAGTTATAGAGTTTAGTATGGCACCACTACTTCCAGCACCTGATATACAATCTCCATGAGTAATAAGTACTACTTTGTCATGTACCTTAAAAGTAGTCATGAAACTTCTAGGAATATGGAACTCTATGTTTTCTTGGTTCTTACAAAAAGAAGCTACCCATTGATATAACATATAATCCCAATCCATATACTTATCTTTCATAGGAGGCTTCCTAGTCATACGACCGTGATTACCAACTACACATGGAACTTTAATCTTTGTATAGTGTGGGGCTAGGTACATCAAAGCTTGTCCAATAATACTAGCTCCTCTAATCATTTGCTCCATACAGTTAGCCATATTAGACCTAGCTAACTCTTCATGTATGTCTCCACTAATCATGTCACCTAACATAGGTATAATTAGTTCGTCTACGGGGGCTATCTGTCTTCTATAAGATGTATGCTTTAGTATTTGGTTAGCCCAACCATACATACGTTTATTAAATATCTCAAAGTTATACTCATTCAAGCCACGCATTTGGTCTTTAAATACATGTTCACCTATATGAGTGTCTGATAAAGGGGTGACCATAATTTGTGCTTGATGCCCAAATGGAGTCTTGTCTGTTTTTTCTATATGTTTTAGAGGAACAGCGGGAAAAGATTTAGTAAACTCTTGTATAGTGTCAACAATAAGTTCTTGTTTAGTGTTTTCTTTTAAAGCCTTTTGGTAAAGTTTTTTGTAAAAGGTTGCTTCACTTTTTTGGGTAGCAACTTTTTTATCCAGCTTAACTCTTTCAGCTAAACTATCTTCGGGATGTAAGACCTGCTCTTCTTGAACTCCCTCTACCTCTTTGTCGTGCCAACGTTGAATTGTTGTCCGATGAGTATCGGTCCCGTACTCCTCGTTCATCCAATTTGCTATTGCTGTCCACGTAGCTCCTAAAGCTCTTCTTCTTATTATCTCTGATTTTGCCTGCTCTGGAATCATAATTCCTCCTAATCTTTACTACTAAAATCTTACCACAAGTAAGACATTGCAAGTCCTTATCTTCATTTATGTACATATGTCCTTGACACTTAGTACACATTCTATCATATAATTTCATTTAAACAAAGGGGCTATCTTTATCGTCTTCTTCTTCAGCGTCTATCCGACCAGCTTCTTGGTCTCTATACCCCCCAGCAACAGTAGGTCCAGATTCAGTTCCAGAACCATATGATAACTGTACACTAAGTCCAGCTGGGGCTGTTTGTGAAGCATCTCCCTTCTCATCGGGTTTTTCACTTTTGACATTTTCAGAATCATCTAAGTTTCTAATTTTAGACTCCATGTCTTTTTGTTCCACATCTGCCTGCTTATCAGGTTCCGCATCATACTTTAGTGGGTTACGAAGTCCCTCTGTTTGTTGAGTTTGGTCATTTATAGATGTAGAAGATGTTTGCTGTCTAAACTTGATATCATCTTTTTGTAATTCTTCACGAACCCATTTTAGTAGTTCAACTGTAGAAGAATTAAATTCTTTCTGCATTTTTCTTTCTGGAGACTGGTCAGTTATAAATAACCCAAGTCTTTCAATACCAGTTCGTTTTCTTCCTTTACGTTTTTTATTCCATCTTTTTTTACGTTCTGACCTGCCACCGTAGCTAGGAGTAAATACTCCTGAGTCTTGAGACGTAAATACCGTTCCTGCACCACCTCCAAATGAGCCTGAAGTAGCTGCTCCACCTCCACCACCATTTTCTTTTAGCAGTTTTTCCAATTCAGGATGAAATTTAAAGGTTACTTTTTTTGCATCTTTTTTCACTGATTCACCGTCCACTAATATTTCAATAGGATATACTTCATCTAATGTATTATACCAATAAGCTACTTCATATCCCCCGTCATCTAATAATTTTACAAACAGACCCCTGTCATAACTTGGTCCGTCTTCCATGTCTGTAGCTCTAAGAACCTTAGTCTCACCTCTAGGTAATAATAAATCATGCTTTATATCTTCAGATTTTTGTTTCTGCAATTCTTTCTTAGCTGCTTTTTTATAGGAATCATTTTGTCCACGTGGGTTTGTAATCCAAGCCTTATTCATCTTCAATATCAATCTCTGTAGGTTTAGTTGCTTTTGGTCCTTCTTGTTTGTATCTACTAAATCTTGTAGCGTCTCCAAAGATTGCTTTTTCAACTGTAGTAACTCCCGTTGCTGACAGATTTGCAATATAATCAACGTTATTTTCTGAGAACCACATCTGAGACAAATCATCTGAAACTTGTTTTATTACAGGAGCACCAAAACCTTTCTCATTCAAAGACTCAATCCATGTCTTAGATAGAGTAAGTTCATTTTTTTCTTCTCTAGCCTCAGCGTATTCATCAATATCTCGTTCCTCGTCTGGGTGTTTATCAGACCAATCTGGGGTTACTCCCCCAGTCCTACCCTTAAACTTTCTTTGTGAAGGCGGTACATAAGCTTTTTGCATAGCTTGTATGCCTACAGCATCAGATGGTGCTTGTATCTCACCACCTTCTTCTTCAGCACCTTCTTGACCTTCAGCTGTCTGTAATTGTTCCATAGCTGCCTGTTCTTCTGCTTGTTGTTGTGCTTGTTGTTGTGCTAAAGCTTGTTGCTCTTCTTCCATTTCAATTTGTTTTTTCTGTTGTTCTAATCCCATAAGTTGTTGTTCACCCTGCATCTTGGCTGTTGGTACAGGTTCTCC